GCGCAAAAGTGACGTCCTGTAGCTCCTCGTCGGGGAAGCCCTGACCGCGGGCGTACTCGATGATGTCGCGCATCTCTGCACCCATCTTCTCCTCGCTACGCCACTCGGGAACCGCCTCAGTTAGCGCGGCCCGTTCCTGCTGAAGAGTGCTCTGTCTCCACTGTGCTTCCTGAGCCGAGGTTTGCTCCTGCTCCATCCGCATCTGCTGTCCAAGCATCGTTCCAGCCTGATGCAACTCTTGGTTGCGAATCTCAAACTCTCTCTGCTTGGCAGTCCACTCCGCAGGGTCAGTTACTCGCAGTCGATCCCAGTCAATATTCTGGAAGTCCTGCATTAACTTGTTCTGCAACATCTCACCCAAGCCACGCACCTGCTGTAACTGTTCGGTGTAGGCCCGTGCAACTTGCTCTCGTTCTGACTCGAAACTCTTGCGCTCCTCCGCTAGTACTCTGGCCTTCTCGTCGTTGGCCTTACTAAACTGAGTGCCCGCAATCGCCTCCTTTAACCCGACCTGCTCGTTCTTGCCGTTGACCTTGAGGTTGATCATGATCTCGCCGTCCTCAGAGAGAACCAGCTTGTCACTTTCAATCCCTAGCTCCTCGGCCAAGGTTGCGAGTCCGTCGTCGTCTTCGGTCTCGTGCTCATTGGAGTAGTCCGTGTCGAGGTCGTCGTCCTCGTCGTCGTACTCTTGCGCCTCTACGCCTTCTGACTCTTCACTATCGTCTACGAGGTCGTCGTCGTTAGGTCGGTGTACATTCTCCGCCTTCGGCTCCTCCTCGACAGATGGCTCTTCCTTCATTAACAGGTCGGCCACCTGATCGACTACATTTCCGCGTTCCCCCTCGTGTAGCTGGTTAGAATCACTCATGCGTCATCTCCTTCTTTGGTTTTATCGGCCAAATCACCCGTGGTGATCAGGCCCTGTAGGAAGTCCTCTAGCCTCTGTAGGGCCTTGGCTTCTTCCCGAATGAAATAGACTTCCTCCGTCTCTCTTGGGTCGCAGAACTTGTCGAACAGGTTCCGCTTCTGTTCCTCAAGGTGCTCCTTGACTAGCGCCAGTTCGGCCCTCGCCGCCCTGCCCCTTCTCGATTCCTTGTGCAGATCCACTTCCATTCAAACTGTCCTTGTTTGCTTTTAGTTCCCTCTCCAACTGCATCTTTGCGTTGGTCTCCATCTCGGTCAGCTTCAGCGCCGTGTCGGTTCTCAGCTTGTCGTAGTCAAACGCCTGCTTGGCTGAGTCCTTCGCGGTCTGTAGCGCGGCCTTCATCTGCTCCAGATCGGCCTTGTGCTGGGCCTCCATCGCGTTGATCTGCTCCTTCAACTGCCCGTTCTGTAGGGTGGCCTGTGCCTTTGTCTGCTCGGCCTGAGCGACCTGCATCTGTGCCTGTAGCGCCTGCTGTTGCATCTGCAACTGCTGTTCCTGCTGTTGCATCGCCTGCTGTTGCTGTTGCTGATCGCTCTGCGCCTTCATCTGCGCGAACTGCTGGCCCTCTGGGCCGTTCGGGTTCATGAAGTACTTCTCCGCCTCGCCGAGGTCAGCAAGGCCGACCATGTCGTCGAGCGCGTTGTACAACTGCTTGGTGTCGACCAGCACGTTGTCTGGCATCTGCTTGAACTGCATCTGCGTCTGGAAGATCTGCTGTAGCGCGGTCAGCTTCATCTGGTCATCACCGGCACCCGCGCCAACGGTGACCATCATTCTGCTACGCTCACCCCACGTTGATGGGTCCACGTTCATCCAGTTGCCCTTGAACTTGTAGGGCACTGTGCCGTTCTGGTAGCGCACCATGAGGTCTCTTATCTTTCTGTAGGCTGGGCGTACTCCGGTCTCGGCGATGGATCTCACCATGAGGTTCACGAGCATTTCCTGCGCGGACATCATTCTCTCGACGCCGTGCGCGCTCTCGTTGTTGACGAGGTTGGACTGCCCGGCCATGTCCGGAGACACGCCGACCCTTGATTGCTTCTGTACGTCCGCGTACTGGAGTAGCTGTAGCGCCTCGCCCCCGAAGAACGTGCCGCCCAGTTCCGTTACCGCGTTGTGTCCCCTTGCGCGGATGATCCCGCCCGGCCTATTGACCAGCAGGTCGTCAATGTTGACCTGCCCCTCCTGCACTACCTTGATGCGGTTCACGCTCTGGTAGAAGGAGTCCAGCGTGCTACGCAGTACCGCCGTCTTAATGTCCTGAACCTGCTTGAGCCTCTCGAACACGCTGATGCCCAAGAACTGGTGCGGCATCGGGGTGGCGCTCATGGCGACAAAGGGGATCTCGGGCACCTCCTCAATATCGAGGATGTCGGATATCTCTGTCTCGCCCACGCAGGTGACCTTGCAGAGTTCGGATATGCCGTCCTCGTTGATGTCCATGCGGAGGTATGCCTCGGTCACAACGATCAGCTTCTGGCTGTCGTCGATGTCCGAGATATCGTGGTGGTGGTGGTAGTCGCCCACCTCACGGTCGAGGTAGCCCTGCTGGGCGTCCTCGATCACGTCGGGGTCATATCCCGCGCGCAGTAAGTCGGAGGCCGTCCTGCGGGTAGTGTGTGCAACGAATCGCGCCTTAGTCAGGTCAAGACTATCGGCGTCGTCGTTAACACGGAACTGCTCCGCTGGTACGGCCTCGACTGTAACTTTCCCCTGTCGAACAACCCGTGCGGCGGTCACGCTGGTGCCGTCCGTCTCGGATCGCTCAATCTCAGTGACCTCCACCATGGGGTCGCCGAGTAGCGCCTGTAGCTGTGGATCCGAGAGCCCGCTGTAGCGCTCGACCACCCTCTCGGGGTCATCATCGTAGAAAATCTTGAGGACGCCGACTCCGGTCAGGAGGGCGTCCTTGGTTGCCTCGTACAGATTGAGGAAGCCGTTGTTGTCCTCGTTGAACACGAAGTGCGTGAAGTCGGTCTCGAGGTCTGCCTGATCCTCGTCCTGAGCGGACATAGGCATGAACTTGGCGGACTTGCCAGAGAGGCTCTCGACAATATTAGGTAACAGCCATTCCACCGCATCACTTACATCCGTGGACACGACCTCGGAGCGGCCCTTGATGCCGAGCGGCTTGGGCTCCCTCCCGTGGTAATAATCGAGAGCCAGCCTCTTGCGGTGGATTAACTCATCCCCCGAGCAGTTGGCCATCTCGCTGGAGATGATGCCTTTGATCTCTTCTTCGTTCATCATCAGATATAGTTTTCCCGGTATTCGATTGGCTTGGACCAGCTACCCTGTAGGAAGTCTTGGACGCTGAAGCTGTAGGCAAACGCGTCGGCTAGGTTCGGCGATGGCAGACTGAGCGGCGGCTTGGCCATCTCGGTCTTGGGCATGATCTGGATCTTCCCGCCCTGATGTGGCTTCAACGGCAGTCGGCAGAGTTCCGACCGCAGTTGGGATATAAGCGGATTGCTAGCGTCAAGAAAGACAAGCTCATCAGGATCGTGCATCTCGCCATCCATCGCCTGATATGTCTTCCAGAAGCGCTCGCGTACATCCCAAAAAGCCTGAGCCCTTCTGTTAAAAAACGCGTCGCGGTTCTTCCTGTGGCCGTCATATAGGGCGTCAGGGTCGCGTGGGCTTTCGCCACCACGGAAGCCAGAGATGGTAATGTTCCTGTTCCCGAGGCTTCTCTCCACCTCCCTCGCGAGCCCGAGCCCAATGCCGTCTTGGTCATATACAAAGTTGTCCGCGTGGTGTCTGTTTACGTAGTCAAGGGCCCAGTCAAGGCCGTCGCTGGCCGTGCCATCGTGCTTGAGGCCCATGTCGAGGACACGGGCGCCGTGCCTGACAACAACCGCCTTCGCGTCCTTCCCCGTGTCGGAGATATCGTGCCCAACAACCACTGCGCCAGACTCGCGGTACTTAATGCGCTCACCAACCTCCAGCGCCGCGTCAAACCAGTCGGCCAGAATGAGGCTGTTGTCGACCTCGTCGAGGGTCTCGCCCTCCCACACGTGGTTGTACATGGCCGCGGATAGTGTTTTCTTGTCCCTGCGTCGCTCAAGATCAAGCTCCGATGGGAAGAACGGGTTCTGGTCGTAGTTAACCCGCAGAATTGTGTGTAGCTCGTCGCTAAAATGCCCCTCTGAGCGCAGGATGCCCTCACGGCCCTTCAAAAAGGTCTCCGTGAAGGGGTCCGCCTGCGATCTGGGGTTGGCGCACATGATGAAGTAGGAGCCCGCCTCTCGGATCGTGGGGGTGAGCACCCTCAGGGACTCCTCGGAGACGGTCTGTGCCTCCTCAATCCACACGACGTTCACACCGAAGAGCGACTTGACCGACTCGATGTTCCTGCTCAGGCCGCGGAAGATGAACTCCCCGCCCGAGGTGTGGCCGATCCTGTCCCGAGTGATCGTGAAGCCAGAAACGCCCGTCTGCTCGATCAGGTTCGCCACCAGAGAGTGAACGGACTCCTGAATAGAGTTCTGGAACTCACGGCAGGCCAGTATCTTCTTGCCTTGGATGGCCTCCAGAATGCACATCATGGCAACCGTC